CCCTTGATCTATATACTTCAGCAATCTGCTGCAAACGACGATTATTTTACCTGATATGGCGATTCCCCTTGACAAATCATCTATATATGGTATACTTTGGGTATCTAGGGAAAGAAGTATCCAATCGTTTCACAAGGATATCTCTTTCCCTTTTTGTTTTGTAAGCGTTTACCGAGGACGAATGAGTAAACTAAACGATAAGCATTATAGATTACTTGAATTACTGAAACAGAATAAGTGGAGCGTGGAAGAACTCGCTACAAAGACCGGCTTCACTGAACCATATGTAAATGATTTAATAGTAAACTCTCCGAACGCAGGTGATATTCAAGACCTGTTCCAGCAAGAACTCAGAAAAGTAGATTCAGAAATAGACGCGCGCATCACACGCAAGACCAATTACGTAAGAGAGAAGCTTGTTAATAAGCTTACGCAATGGGTGGAGTCTGTGACGCACGGCTCCGAGATGGATACAAAGACCAAGCATAAGATGCTTGTTGATTCTATAAATGCAATTAATAAGAGTATGCCGTTCCAGGTGAGTGTTGAGAACTATTCTTGGAAGCCGGGCATGGGTGTTGAGGAGGCAATCAGTGAGTTTAAACGACTTAAAGCTATGGCAGAACGATCAGCTATCAGAAGCCGAGTTCAGGGCTTTGTCGCCAACGGATCAGCAGAAAATACTATTCTTGACGGACAGGCTTACCAAGGCGGGACGGACGCACAAGATACTATTCTACCAGCCGAACCCGAAGCAGAAGGCCTTTCACCAGAGTAAGGCGCTAGTCAGGGCTATATTCGGGGGGAATCGTTCCGGCAAGACTACGGCCGGCTGCGTAGAGTTCCTGATGCACATGACTCAGCAATACCCGGACTGGTATGAGGGTACAAAATATACAAAGCCTATTAAAGGCCGTATCATAGCAACAGATTTTGGTAAGGGAGTTGGGGAAGTAATTATACCGTGCATTGAGCAATGGATAGATGCGACGGTGGGTGGCTCTTTCGTAGACCAGCGTATCCGTAATCCCATTGGGATACCGGTCAAGTGGATTTTTAAGAACGGCAGTCAGTTTGATATACTGACGCACGAGCAATCCACGGAACAGTTTGAGGGGTGGTCAGGCGACATCGCTTGGTTTGACGAGCCTCCGCCGAGAGATAAATATATAGCAACCCGCAGAGGGTTGGTTGACGAAAATGGGCGTACGATGCTAACATTAACGCCTCTCAAACAGCCGTGGGTCTATGATGAAATATACACGAACGATGACCCCCAGTACTTCACGGTCACTATGGACATAACAGATAATCCTACTTTGTCCCAGGCAGCAGTGCTTGAATTCGCAAACTCATTAACCGAGGAGGAAAAAGAAGCGCGTTTACACGGGAAGTTCAGGCACTTGTCTGGGCTTGTATTTAAAGAGTTTGACCCAGATATCCACATTATGGGTACCACTAAGTTCCAGAAGCATTGGTCAGTGTATTTCGCCATAGACCCGCATCCTCGCACTCCGACAGCGTGCCTGTGGGTAGCAGTGGACGAAAGCGACCAGATGTACGTGATTGATGAGTTATGGCTTCCTGAGATGACAGTCCAGGAGATAGCCAGTGCTGTAATGTCGCAGGAGGTAAATCATCCTTCAAAGATTAAGTTTATAGATCCGGCGATGGATAAAGACAACGAGCTGGCAGGTGGGTTCAATGTCCGGAAGGAGTTGGTGAAATATGGTGTGGCCTGTACGAGGGCGAACAACGATTTTGATTATGGTATCAGCAAGATACGTGAAGCACTACGTCCGCGTTACTTACCCTTGCTTAATTCCAGTATCCCGAGATTACGCGTGTCGCGCCATTGTAAGCACCTTATATATGAGTTTCAGCACTATATCTGGGACGAATATACGATGCGTCCGGAAGACCATACTGAAAAGCAAAAAGTTAAGAAAAAGGATGATCACTTCGTTGACTGCTTACGATACATTTTAAATGCTAATCCAAGGTACTTCCGCAGCGACGACGAAGAAGGCGAAGTGGAATGGTCAGGGGAATTTACAAAATATCCTACGAACGTTATTCGTAGTAGCCATAGCAGTTCTAAGTATTACGATATGATTGAAAATGAAAACGACAGGGAATACGGGAGGGGAAGTTGAAGGGTTTACTCAGAAGGAATAATTCTCCCAAGCAGTATGTGGGTCAAACAGTAGCAGATGAAGAATATACCAAGCTTCGCCTTGAGGGCAAGGATGCGAAGGATGCGGCTAAGTTAGCGCAACAGCGTACAGGCATCAGCCTTATCTCAGGCAGGCGCATAATGACAAAGGGGTTTTAAATGACTGATAAAGAGAAGAAGTTAGCGACGTACGTGGCTGATGAGTTTGACCGGTATAAACGGTATCACGCGGCTACGTTTGAGAAAGCTAAGAAATACTACGATTACTGGCAGAGTAAGCCTCCCAAGAGAGAATGGGATTGGCAGAACCAGGTTCCTGTGCCTATGATGATAGAAGGAGAGCAAACCATAAGCCCCAGGCTTTTTGTGGCTTTGTTCCCGAACGAGGCGCCGGTTGACGTAAAGGTTGAAGGATCTAAAGACCCCTTGCAAGGTATCAAGATAAAGTATCTTCTGCATCACTACTTCAGAGTATCAGACGTCCAGTCAGCTTTTGCTTCCGCACTTCCCCAGTGTACCGTATTCGGTACAGGATACCTTGAGGGTGGGTCTTGGTATGTACGGAACGGCTGGCAGACAGGAGAAGATGGTAATAGATATGAAACCATTATAGAATCCCGTCCTGATTGTAAGCCTGTTAACTTCTTTGAGTTGTTCCCGCATCCTGCGAAACTTAAGATGGAAGACGGGTTGCCTCTTATAAGACGGCGCCTGGTAGATGCAGGGTTCCTGCGTTCCTTGATGGATAATCCTTTCTTTATCATAAAGAACATAGAAGATGCGCTTAATAGTGATTTTCCTGAGCCGATGGAGATGAAAGACCCTAACGCCAAGAAGCAGGATTATTATGAGATGCTTGAGTATTGGGGCCCGTATGATAATGATATTACAGATAAAGAGGGTAAGGTAAAGACACAGAAGGCAGTTCCGTGGTGGTGCATAGTAATCAATCGCAAGGTTCTAATTCGTTCAATTCCTAATCCATATAATCATCAGATACCTCCGTTCATAAAGATAAAGTTGTTCCAAGACCTTAAGCCTAATTGGTTTGGGATTGGTATTGGTTCTATCGGCGCTCCTACGAATGAGAGGCTTAATAAGCTGGTAAACCAGCGCCTGGATAACGTTGACTTGGTGTTGAACAGGCAAGGAGTCTACAATGGGAATGACCCGCTTATTGATAAGAAACGGTTACAGATTTCTAAACCGGGCAAGTTCTACAAAGTTTCTGATACTGTTACTTCTATTAAGTTTCTGGATATCCCAGATGTTACAGCGTCTTCATATAAAGAAGAAGAGATAGCCAAGGCGTACTTCCGTGAGGCCACGGGAGCAACCAGTTCATTAAGTCCGGCTGACACGGATGAACAGCATAGGACTGCAATGGGGATACAGCTTCTACAAGGGGCCGCAGGTGCCCGGTTTAAGCCCGTGCTTCGTTGTATGGAGATGGATGGCATCCAAGCCTTGGCTATGTTCTATTTTAGCAATCTGAAGCAATTTATGACAAATGATGAGTGGGTGCTTATTACAGGCGATAATGGAGCCACAGAGCCCGTCCAGGTGACACCACAGGATATACAAGCAAAGGTCTTCTTCATACCTATGGGTATAAGCGAAACAGTCAATAAGGAGCTTCAGGTAGGCCAGTTATTAAGATATAAAGAACTTACTATGGATGACCCTACGGTTAATAGACAGGAGATAAATCGTAGGATAGCTGAACTCTTTGGGTTTAAATCCATAGAAAAGCTACTTACGCCTATACCGAACGTAGATGAAGGCGGGGTGCTAAGTGGTCAGAATAAGCTTAAAATAGCTCAGCGTTTGGCTGAGGGAGCCAGTCCTGAGCAGATAAAACAGGAGTTGATGGGTGGCAAGGGGATGCCTCAACCGCCTCAGAATCCGCAAGATATGCAGAACTTGATGCCACAGCAAGGGGGACAGCAAAGATGATGAGCAAGGAGCAAGCTGAAAGGTTATTGGATAATCAGGATTTTCAGGCATTTCTTCAATTACTGAATGAAGATGCTGAACAAATCAAGGAGGATTTGGTTTTGAATCCGCTTGATGATTTTATTAAGACACAAGTAAAGATACAAACAATCAGGTCTGTTGCGAAGCGCTTAGGCCATTTAATAGACGAGCTAAGCCCCGAACAGCCTGCTTCGGACCAGGACACCGCGAGTTAATGTCCTGTTAACAGGGAGGAAGTAATGATTGACCCGATCACTGGCGCAGAAATACAAGCTCCGCAGACGCCGCCAGCGCCTGCAAACAATGCTACTCCACCAGCAAATCAGGGTGGTGCGCCGGGAAGTGCCCCGCAAGGTGAACAGCACAAGACAATCCCTATTGCAGTTATGCACGAGGAAAGGGATAAACGTCAAGCAGCAGAGGCCGCAAATGCCGAGCTTAGGGCTGAATTAGAAGCATTAAGGTCTAATCAGCAACAGCAGTTTCAACAGCCGTATGGGCAACAGCCTTATGGCCAACAGTTCCAGCAACCGCAAGGGCCATATCCAACGCCTCCACCGAACGTCAAAGAACAGATTGATGCGCTGTGGCAGGAAGATGTTAGGAAGGGTATGCAAGCTGAGATGATGGCTATGATGCAGTATCGGGATTATGTGGACACCAAGATTGACAATGAATTTGATGCTACTCGCGGAAGGCACGCTAACGATTTCTCTAACTATGAGCAGAAGGTTAGGTCTTATATCAGGAGTCTTCCAATAGATGCCCGGGGTCAACCGAATATAGTTGAAGCCGCTTACTTGATGGTAAAGGGTCAGGATACTGACAATATCATTAAGGCAAGGGAAGCAGAGATGGCAAAGAAGTATCAGGGTCAATATAACGCACAAGGGATAGGTGGGGCTTATGGCCCAGCTACTCCGCCTGCTGGTAGTCAGACGCTTACCAATGAGGAGCGCATCGCCGCCAATGCTATGGGTATGACAGATGCAGATTACCTGAAGTATAGGGGGGCAGGATAATGGGTATATTCAATCAGGCAGCAGGTAAGAATAAGTTTACAAATGCTCTGATTTGTCCTATATGTGCTCAGAGTCCTGAATATGAAGTAAGGAAGCAGTCTTGGAAGTTAACTGGATATCTTCGCCCTACGTGTGCGAGGTATATCTGTAAGAAGTGCCAAACGCCTATTAGATACGATTTTACTAATAGGTTGAGCCCTCAAGAATCAGCTATGCGCGGGTTGATAACATAGCTGGTAAACTTTAGGCAAACTGGAGGTTTACAATGTGGTTAGGTGCAGCATTTAAATATGACATGACCGAATCAGAAATAGTGGTACGCGATATGTTGGCTAATCCAGCAACATATACATATGGTCAGGTCTTGACATCAGGAGTTACCGATAGTACCTATGGTGGTTCAGTATATACTATGGGTGCAGGAGTTGGGATGTTTGCAGGTGTCAGTAATGAAGGTGGTGTGGGTAATGCAGGTAAGACTTTAGCAGGTACGTTTGCCGCAGGTACGTTGGAAACGTTGAAAGTCATAGTCAATCCTTTTGCAGTATATAGCATTGAGTACGACCAGGATACGTTGCTTACGTGGCTTGCAGTGGCAGATACCGCGATTACTTTGACTTGTGGTTCAGGTTTGGGTAACCAGGATTTCGGTGGAGGCTGGGCTTGGTCGTATAATACCGGTGAGTTGGATTTCATAGTCAGCTCGTCTGGTTCTGGTACGACTACTACTTTTGTAACTGTGACTGGTACAGGTACTACTTCTACTACGGGTTTATTGATATATCCGCAGGGACAGATGTACGTGCGCTTGATTACAGCGGCAACTAGGATAGCGGCTCATACTAATATTGGAGTTCTTGGAACAAGCGGAGTAGGCGCTGTCATTATGGGTAACACCGTAGTTTCTAACACTTATGGTGAGGAGAAGTTGATTCCTGCGAATCAATCAGCAGCTAATCTTATCGGTGGTTATAATATTTCTAATCCGTCTA